TATCGTAACCTTGCTCAACACTATCTTAGTGCCCTTGGCGAAAAACTTAGCATCTCTGCCAGCACCATAAGATCGATCTTCCTTAAAAGTGTAGGAAACAGGCACCTTACTCATCTGTTCCTTCCGCTTAAATTCGCCAGTAGCACTGCTCAAGCGAACAAACGTATAAACGGAAACAAGATTATAAATGCTGGAAGTGTCAGAGGCATTTCTGGCCTCAATAACAGTGGGGTGATCCACATCAAGTTTAGAAGCAGGATCAGCATATTGACCCTTCAGATGCCATTCAATAAAAATGGTACGCCGAACCACAGCTGGCGTACAAACGGCTAGTTCTTGAATACCAGCATCTGACCTGTTGTCAGAATAGAATCCTGCCAAAATTCTATAATGATTGTCACCCTTTACACCATCACCTTTCCTGGATTCCAAAGCAGCGGCTTCCTGATTGGCTGAAACTCCATCACCAGTCAACATTATCCGATGGACCATGTTGTTTTCTGGAGGAACCGGACCCATTTCGCAAGGGTCAAAATCCTCAACATGACTATACAAAAAGGTGACCCCTCCTTGCTTATTTAACATGTAATTAGATCTCCTTTGCTTATCGATACACTTTTGATCAATTGGGTCTCCAGGTTTCCAATTGCCAATGTCTGGGTATCCAAATTTATATGCCTTGGAATGAATGATCTGAGTCACTGTTTTAATGAAAACATTTCCCAAAGCATTGGATTTCCCTATACCGGCATTGCCAGTAAATACAAATGACATACCGGAAGCCTTATGAGGAGAAGGCAAAGTAGAAACATTCCTAGTCAAAGCTTGAAGATGTGTTGTAATGTTCGTGAACTTGGTTTGCATCTCCTTGGTCAAGCTAACTTTGGATACCATCCGCTGAAGCTTAGCATTCAAAACAGAAGTGACAACCTTCATGCCATTGGACCAATCTTTAGGAGCAGTAGCGTGACCAGGCAAAATGCCCTCCAAATCATCGATCATACACTGCCAATCTGGGTCTGAAGAACTGACAATCGACATGGGTAACATTCGAGAAACTGGACACTTGTAGTGATCCCGGTCACTATATGACAAAGTGTCCTGAGTGGGAGGTATACCACCATAACTGGTAGCAACAAAACTATAAAGCTCAAATATCTGAGAATAAGAGTCGACACCCACAAATCTGCCAAAATCACCTTTAAAAATGGAATCGACGGCTTGCCACATCAATGAAAGAACCTTGTCAAAATCAGCTAAATATCCAGTGGTTTTACCAGCAATAATCCCTGCCAACATAATGGGCAGAACTCTTCTGGTGGAAAACTTGGACAAACCCTCATAAGACAATTCAGGAACTTTACCGTCTACAGTCATGATAGCACAAAAAGAGGCTACTAAAGTAGTTAACTTTGCGGCCATGAAACCCAGATCACTATCACAAATGTCCAATATAGGGCGAAATGGACCAAAAGGATAAAATCTGCCATGCTCATGCTCATGATCCTCAGGATCATGAGGATCAACAGCAGTGCCAAAGCCATTTACAAGAGTGGAAATGGATTCAAACATATCCTTAAACTTCTGCGAACATCCATCAATCAAATAATTTATAAGTTCGCGAAGTCTAGAAGCGTTATCACAAACTGTTTCAAAACTGGGAAATATTGAAGCTAAAGTGCTACGCAATCTCTTCGCCCAAGGGTTGGTGAAGTCTAAAGATCTGTAAAAACTATTAATAGATAAC